GTTCAATTTATTGTTTGTTGTTTTAAAATTTTTATTGCAGCAACATTCACTAATGTTGTTAATAGATACTCACAAAAATATAATCAAATTATATAAAAAATCATGTGTTCACTATTAATATTTCACTGCGGGGTTCTTAAAATAAGAACTCCCAAGCTTTTTCAAGCATGCCTGTAACAGCATGTTCTACAAAGCCACCTCCCTTAGAAGAGGGTTTTGATGGTACGGCATGATCTGGTTGTCCAGAATCCATAATGCGCAACTTGCCCATAGAATATGTCAAGTCAGCCATTCCTTGTTGATTAGGCCTAGCTATACCAGGATTTATAAGGTTTACTCCTTTCCTTTCGTAATGAGCGTATATTTCCCACTCAAATTTTTGTGCTCCTCCTGTTGCGATGTAAATTCCCAAGTTGTATGGGTTATCCAAACTTTGTCCAGAATCCTGATCCCCACCTTCATAAATACTTAGTATACTGTTACTATCACCATAGATCAACCATTGCCAGTTGTAATCCAAGGGATCAGTAATGTGACGTGTAACAGCATGTAAGTAATCATTCTGATAGGGGTATTCCTTATAAGATTGTTTTTCAATTTGCACAGGTGTATATCCATTCAAAGGTTGTTCCCTAGGAACAGATTGAATTGTGTAAACGACACCTGAAGATTGAAATACTGTTGATAAGTTCCTTACCCTTATACCAACAGCCACAGGACGAAAGGCATTTTGATTATTCTGATCATTCCCTGTTAAAAAAGTTGAAGCTGCAAATGGTGATCCTGATGTATAAAACACACCAGACACCATCATATCATCCCCTGAACTACCTGTTAGATCTGAAGTACAGATAGATTTTTGATCGTTTGCGACCATTAACCCAACTGAACATGTGACCCAACCATTTCCATTACTATTAGTTGTAGCTATTCCTTTGGTCGTGACAAGAAATGTATCTGTCACTGAATTAGAGTTATCCTTTAGCCTTATGCCCTTAGAACCCCTGTTAAAAGGATTCATCATAGTTATTGCTAAGTTTCCTAATTCCTTGTCTTGTTTGAGATGATTAGAGATTTTTCCAACCTTTCCACTCTTTCCACTAGATTTCTTATTGTTTCTTTTAGATCGTCTAGATCCTTTTCTTCCTTTGTTAGCATTCTCTTGTGGGGGTTTGACCACGTAGACAACTTTGGTCTTATTTCTATTACCTCTATTTCTTCTACGGCCCTTATTTTGGGATAAAGGGACTTTTGTTGTTGTAATAACATTCTTTCCATTCATATATGGTATTTTAATCAGGCCTCCTCGGAGTTTAAATACCTAATCATCGAAACGCATATACGAGTTATATTTATTATAAATTTCCTGATAGCTTATAAAACAGTTTGCATAGACTTCATGACTGATTTCTCCTTCCTCATACATAATAGATAAAATGTTACAAAAGTATGTGTACGTGGAGTAATCAACCAGACATCGCATCAAACCTGCTATACGTTGAGCTTCTGCATTTGGGTCATACGATTTAGACCTGACCTTACGTAGTCTATACACTGCCATTACCTTCTCCTCTGAGTGGCGTATATAGGGGTAAAACATAAGGGAACAGAAATCAGCCTGTTCTTTTGGAATTGGTTTTCCAGCCCATTCAATTTTAGCATGTATGGAACTTAAGTTCAAATCTGAATATCTAGAAGACATAACTAAATCATCACCATTAATAATAATAACATTATCGAGTAAAATAGTATTGAGATTGTATTGGTAATTCTCAAGTATCATATAATAACGCCATAAAATATTAATAACGATGGTTAAATAGTCTCCAGAACCTAAACCCCTTGGACATACATAAAGTTCACCATTAACATTAATTAACTTGTTAATCGAATTAAATCTAACGTTTTCAAATAAGAATTCATAACTTTCATCAGGAAAAGCAATCTTCTCCTTAATCTTGTTATAAACCAAATCAATGAATTGTGCTGAAACAGACGAGTCTTGAGCACTAGTATCAGTACAATACCAATGTGGAAATCTCTCAAGTTGCTCCTTATAATAAGCCATAGCTCCACTTTGCATAGGGTCTCCTACGGCTGATGGTAATCCAACATTTGCAAAGGAGTTATGAACGAATTGCCTAAAAAATTCTCCCATGGTCATAGTAGCAGTTAATGTGTGCTCTGGTGGAAATGAAGTAAAAAACCTAGGAGTCTTTCCCTTAACTCTGACTTCATCTTTCTGACTACCATTTATTAGACAAAATACATTTTGTTTTGATGCAATATCAATGTACCCTTTAAAATAATTATGTATGAGGGGATCTCTCCTAGAGAAAATTTTACCTTCCTTGGCTCCCATACCTATGGATTTCGACAAATCCAAACTTTCAAAAGCTTCTTCATAAGATAGCACACCACATGTTGTTATATGCGAAAAGAAAGTGTCAATAGCTTTTTCAGCTAAATCATAATTCAATTCGGGGTGTGGTACGTCATACTTTCTAAATCTTTCAATAAAATCATCCAACTTACCCAATTTAGCTATTTCATAACCATCACCCAATTGTGAGTGTAGCATTACTTCAACTAAATCTGACATCTCCCCAGTATACTGAGAATAAGCATTGAACTTTCTGTTCCCTAATGAGCCATAAAACTCTATATGGTCAAAAGAAAACTTCGGTTTCTTATTCATCACCTGAAGAGGAGGATAAGCTGGGACACTTAGAAAGCTGTAACTCCTTTATTTCTAAAAAAATCGATATGTTCAGATAGAATAGGTAATCCAAATAGTCCTTTGGTAACAGAGCTAGAAACATCTTTCCCCGCATGAATTCCTATCAATTGGCCATTCGAATTAAGAATCATGCCACCGCAATCTCCTTTAACAGAATCACCATTCCATCTCAAAAAACCTGCATTATCCTTTGTTATCGAGGATAATTGTAAATACTTATGGGTATCACCTCCAAAGACTACACCGTCAACTGTTCCTGTATGAGCAACCATCTTGCAGGTTTGATAGGAGATGTTACTCTCCAATTCATATAGGCATAATTGATCAAATGAGGGTCCTTGTAAATTGGTTACTTTTATAATTGGGACAACTCTAGTACTAGTTCTTCCTAAAGATTGACTGATAAAATTTACTTTACCATAGTGTACGCAACCTAACACAAACTTAGGACTTATCAAAACCCCATGAGCAACCATATACTTATCTGAATTCAACACTGCTACAATGTTCTCAGACAACTTATTGGCTATCTTAGCATGAGACTCTTTATTACCTTTCTTGGCTAATCGAATTTGCGAAGATAATTTCTTCCTTTCGGCAACTCTCTTCTCTTTGGCTTTCTTATCAAATTCAATAATTCTCTTACCTTTGACTTCTTTTACAGTTGGTACAAAAACCTTGGAACCTTTATCTTTCAAATAAAGTGCCATTTCATGCATTAACCTATGATAATTAGCAGATGAATGGTGTTCCCAATTAAATCTCTTAACTTGTTTCCAATCTTGTGTGTTGACCCATTGATTAGCTCCTTTAATCATTCTTCCTCCTTTACCTTTACCATGCCAGAAATCCTGATCAACTTCTTGATGGTATGACTTATTATTCTTATAGTCATTATTCCATTTTTTAGCAGAACCATCTCTCTGATTTAAATCTCTCATACA